TGCAAATCCGCCCCAAACGGCCTGCGTGTAATCTTGGCTGTGACGGAATAGGTTCTGATTGAACGGCCCACGGTAGTAGGTGCCCGTGGTCGTGCGCTGAAAGTCGATGCGCGGGTCAAGCACGCCCGAACGGAAATCAAGGTTCAGCGTGGCATCTTCCTGAAAGTCATTCGACAGCAGAACCGCCGCTTCCGAAGAACCGGGCAGGCCGGGGCGGTTGAGTCGCCTTGCGCGGCGCATTAGAGGGTGGTCACGAACACGCCCATCGTCGGCGTGCCGCTTGCGGCTCGGAACTGAACCGTCACCATCTGACTGCCTGCGATGTCCACCATCGCGGACGCGGGCTCAACATTGGTCGCCGCTGCCGTTCCGGGGCTGTAGAGATTCCCGGCAGGGGTTCCCGCCACCTGTGCGATGACGGCGAACGGTCGCTGCGTTGCGCCGTCCATGCTCCAAGTCGGGACGGTGCCCGTGGTGAACGACAGCGAGAAGTCCGCAAGCACGGTCGGCACATAGGTCGTGTTGCCCGTGCTAGAGTCGATGCGGATGTTCCACCCGACGAGGCGCATCCCCGTGGCCGCGCCGATGCTCGTGGATGCCGAGTACGGCAGGACGCGCATGAGGCTCGGGGAGATGGCATTGACAACCTGATCGTGCAGCACCCCGGCGGCGGGCTTGGTCGTGGTGGGCGCGATGGAGGGATAAGAGGCGGGGATGGTCGGGAGGGTGACGTTCCCGTACTGCCTCTGAACGGTGATGATCTGTGCTTCTGCCATTGTGTTTCCTGCCTTCGGAATTACGCCTTCGCCTTGCTAGACCCCTTCGCGCCGGGGCGGGATGACCAAAACCCCACACTTCGACCGATTGCGTCTACATCTTTGGCTTCCTGCTCGGCGTACCGCTGCGCCTTATTCATCATCGCCTGCAAAGTGCCCTGCCCCATTGGGCGGAACCCGCGAGATTCATAGAAAATGTAAAGCGTGGCAACGGGCTTCCCTGCCTGTTCCTTCACTTCAATCTTGAACTGTTCACCGTGGATGGTCGCCGTGAATTCCTCCATCGGCTTACCGTCCTTCTTGGTCAGGGTCGATTCCCACTTCGCCATCTTCGCCTTCGCGCCGGGGCGGGAGAAGCCTCGTGCAATATCGGTAGCGCGGATGCTTGGAGCCATGCTGTAACGCCCCATCGGATACACATATTCTCCGCGCTCATCGCTGTGAATCTTCACGCGCTTGGTTTCACCATTCACGGCAGACACACCATGTCGGTAATCCGAAGGATCGTTGGTCTTGACGCGATAGCCCGATGCGACTTGCTTGATCGTCAGCATCGAACCCGATCTTGCCATGACTTTCCACATAACGCGGGAATCCGAGTCATTAGCGAAACTGTGTTCGTAAGTCTTGCCGACTTCAAACTGCATGGAAAACTTCGCCTTCGCGCCGGGGCGGGAGAAGCCGCTCGTATCAAGAGCGGCAATTACGGCACGCTTGGCCTTTTCTTCGGTTGCATACGAACGCATTGTCCCGATGAGATCTTCGTATTGGTCAATGCCCGTTGATCCGCGCTGCACCACCCACGCCCTCCATCCCCCGTTTGGATCGCGGGAAATCATCGCCGCTTTGTTTCCCTTGCGGCCAACTTCGGTAGCCATCTTCGCCTTCGCGCCGGGGCGGGAGAACGATGCTCCGCGCTGCGTGATGCGATATCCGTACTGAGCCTTCACCACCGAAACCAACCGATCAAGTTCACGAAGCATCTCGGGACTTGCCACGCGATCCTTTAGAATCTTCTCCCCAAACGCAGCCGCTCTTTTGGCGGCTGTCGCTGTTTCCTTCAGACTGCTTTGGACACTAGGAATACTCAACGAGACAAACTGATTCATCTCAATGATGCTCGGCATGACTCGGTCGTATAGTTGATTGACGGACTCGTATGAGGTAGCCATCTTCGCCTTCGCGCCGGGGCGCTCCGACTTCGCCGCGCTGCCAAGACGCTCCGCAATTGACTTCCGTAGGTCGCTCATGTCCTGCATCGTAGTAACGCTCCTTGCGCGTTCAAGTGTTAGCCGGAAACGAAACCCGGATCGGGCACCTTGCCCGTGTCGATCAATCCCTGACGCCGCCCGTTGTGCCGCTCAATCGCCTTGAAGTTGGGCACGCCTTCATCGTCCACCCACCCGTTCGCCTGTGCCTTTGCAACCGGGACGGGCTTCCATCCACAACGGCACGCGAAGCCCAAAGGGGTATTTATTCCCTGCGCGTCGATCTGTTCGACGGTCGCCACATAGCCGTCCATCGCCCGATGCGTGTCTCGCGTGCGGTTGTCCTTCGTCGCGCTGAATTGCATCAGCGGCACGAACTTCCGCACGGTCGGCTCCCGCACGATGTCCAATTGCCCCTGCGAGGCTGCGCGGTTCAGGTTCGTCCGGTAGACCGTTTCAAGCCGCGCCGCCGTCAAATCGGTTCCTGTGGCGAGCGTGGCCTGTTCGATGAAGTCGCCTACGCCGATGGTCTTGAGTTTCTTCCCGGCGACCGATACCGATTCCTCCTGCCGAATTACCTTCGCCAAGAGGTCTTGGGTTGCCTTCGCCTGTTCCGCCGTCATCCCCGTGACGAAGAACGCGCCCTGCGCCACCGCCTGCACGCCGGGGGTACGGACGCGCTTCACGCCTTCGGGCAGCGCCTTCTCTGCCTGCCCCGGCACCGAACGCGGCGGTCGCCCCGACAGCGCGGGGTAGATCAGCGCGGCCAACTTCGGGCTGCGGTCAAGCAACTTCGTTAGCCCTGTCGCGGCTTCGTCCTTGCGGAGTTCGCTTGCGGCATCGAACGCACGGTCGATGAGGATGTCCCACCGGGCGCGGGTGATGGGGAGGAGGTTGATGAACCGCTCCACGGCTTCGCGGGCGGGGCCGGGGTCGAAGCGCATGACCGCCTTCGACAGCGCATCGTCGGCGGCGAACCGGGCGGGCACGGCGGGCTTCGGCACCTTGATCCCCGCCGTGTAGAGGCTTTGATGCGCTCCTGCCGCCCACGAGATGAGGAGCAGGGCGGCGGTATCCGCTTCCCACGCATCCCATTGCCGTACGCCCCCCTTGCCGCGCACCTGTTCAGCGATGGCGGCGCGGTAGGCGGCTGCACCGTCCGCGTAGACGGCGCGTACGAGGTCGCCAAGCGATTTCCGCCTGTCGCCCATCGGCTACAGCCAACGCTTCATCGTGAAGGTGACGGGCGCGTTCGGGTCGGGCGGCGTGCCTTCCTGCGCTGCCGTGCCGTTGCCGAGGATGGCATCAAGGGGGTTGCCCTGCGCCGCCGTGCCGAGGATGGGCTCATCCTCCTTCGGCTCCGACAGGCCGAGGAGGTCGCGCACTTCGCGCTCCGACACCCGGCCACCCATCGCGACGAACTTCTCCACCGCCTCCAAGCGCTCCTTCGGGTCGGGGCGCTCCGGGGCAAAGTTGAAGCGCAGCGCGTTCACTTCCGAGTCGGTCGCGCCGAGCATCTTGGCGACCACCCGCACGAAGTCCGTGGTCAGGCTGTCGGCAAGCGCATCGGCGTGGTAGCGGATGATGCGCGAGAGCGTGTCGGCGTGCAGATTTGCGACACCCGAGCCTAGCCCGGTCGAAGCGGCCTCCGAGGAAAGCGACTGTCCGAGGATCGCTTCCTTGATCTTGCCGCTGAACCAATTGACCAACTCCATGAACACCTGTGCGCGGCCCGCGTTCGGCTCCTTGATGTCGATGTCGTAGATCTTCTCCGTGCCCGACTGCGGCAGCAGAACGCTGTTGTCGTTGGTGAGGTTGGCTAGGACATTCTCCATCATGGAGCGCCCTGCGTCCTGCCCAAGCGGGTAGTAGCCCACGCGAATGCCCATCGCGTACCGCTCCGCGTAGGTGATCGCGTCTTGCAGGATCTCCTGCTTGGCAAGCCACATGAACCAACAGACATCGCGTGCGCCCACGCCCCGGTAGAGGCTTTCCGTGCTGTTGGGGTCGTTGAAGTCGGGCGCGTTTACGAACACCCGATGCAGGACGATGG